CCTCGTGACCGCATATCCATTTCATTACATTTCAGATGTGGAGAGAGTGTCTGGAGCAAAAGTCAAATGCATTCAAATAGACACAGTAGATCATTTGTTTGTATGCGGTGAAAGTAATATAACTACGCATAACTGCCCACGTCAAGTCGGAAAATCAATCACTACATGCGCTTTTCTTTTGCATACAATCCTGTTCAAAGAGAATCAGAACATCGCAATCCTGGCTAACAAGTTTAAGACGGCGCAGAAACTCCTGAGTGACTTGAAGCGTGCTTACATGTTCTTGCCTATGTGGATGCAACAAGGCGTCATTGAATGGAACAAAGGCAACATCGAATTGGAAAACGGCTGCAAGATCATGGCGTCGTCCACATCCTCTGACGCAATTCGTGGTAACGCATTCAACTTAATTTTCCTTGATGAGTTCGCATTCGTCCCGGCGCACATCGCAGAAGAATTTTTCAACTCTGTCTATCCGACGATCACATCTGGTGAAAGCACAAAGGTCATCATTGTCTCCACACCAAAGGGAATGAACATGTTCCATAAGATGTGGACAGAAGCTCTTATCGACAGAAAGTCCACCGATCCGCAGGTTCAGTGGAACGGATACGAAGCATTCGCAATTCACTGGAGCATGGTTCCGAAACCAGATGGCACCGGCCTTCGTGACCAGAATTGGAAGAAGACCACCATCGCACGCTCAAGTCCAGAACAGTTCAGACAAGAGTTTGAATGCGAATTCGTAGGATCGGCCAACACACTACTCGCCCCCGAAACCTTCAACATGCTGAAGTGGGCCAGCCCGATCAAGCAGTACGAAGCGAAGTATTCACAATTCCAGGATGGCACCAAAGCATTCCTGGACGTTCACGCAGAACCAAAACCAGGGCACCAGTACGTGCTTTGTGCAGACGTGGCGGGCGGCAAAGAATTGGACTCATCGGCACTCTGCGTCATCGACACCACATCCATGCCGTACATAGTTTGCGCCAAGTATAAGTCGGACAAAATCTCTCCAATGTTGTACCCGGACGTGATAGCTGATGTTGCGACTAAATACAACAGCGCATACGTGCTCGTTGAAACTAACGACAACGATGTTGCGAAAACGCTCCAGTTCAATCTGGAATACGAAAATTTGATAACCACGACCACGAAGGCCAAGGGAACCCAAGTGGGTGGCGGATTCACGAAGAACGTCGAATTTGGTCTGAGAGGCAACAAGGCGACGAAGAGGATCGGTTGCTCCAATCTCAAAACCCTGATTGAGACTGGAAAGCTGGTCATCAAGGATTATCACATAATCCTGGAATTGCACTCCTTCGTAGCAAACACGAGAAGATCTTATTCGGCAGAAGAAGGAAAGCACGACGACTTGGTAATGTGCTTAGTCAATTTTGCGTGGCTTTGCAACCAGAATTACTTTAAGGAAATGACAGACGTAGATGTGTATGGCCAGCTTAAGAACGAATATGATGCAGCGGTAGAAGAAGATATGGTTCCATTCGGCATAATTTCAACTGCTTTTGACTACACAGGTCAAGACGATGGATTCCGTCTATAAGCTATCGGGCCAAAAAACGTCAATCGCCTAAATAGGTTGAGAAGCATTTTTCAGAAATTGGTGGCATATTACCAAAAAGAAGGAGACTAAAACATGAGTTTTTCAATCAGTCCTGGCATAACGGTTACCGAAATAGACCTAACCACAATAATACCGGCAGTGGCTACGACTATCGGAGCAATCGCCGGTCCATTTCGCTGGGGTCCTGCAAATCAACCGATGCTTATTGACAGCGAACTTACGCTGCTGAGTACATTTGGTAAGCCAGATAATAACACAGCAGATTGCTGGTTCAGTGCTGCCAATTTTCTTAGCTACGGAAATGCACTTCAGACAGTGCGTGTCATCAAGAGTGGCAGTGTTGGTCACAAGAATGCAACAACGGGTGCCGCTGAAGGTCTTGGCGGAAACGGTATCCTCATCACCAATGAAGATAACTACCTGAACAACTTTGCAAGCGGACAGGCCAATGGTGAACTTCCAACTCCGAGCAGCCCGATTCTTTATGGTATGTTTGCCGCAAAGTTTCCTGGCGATCTTGGAAACAGCCTAGCCGTATCCATTGCCGACGCCGACAGCTTCGGCTCTTGGGCATACAAATTGAATTTCAGTTCTGCTCCGAACACATCCGCTTTGGTAGCACAAGGCGGCGGCATGAACGATGAAATGCACATTGTGGTCATTGACTCTCTTGGTATCTGGAGCGGAACAGCAGGAACGGTTCTCGAAATCTTCCCGTTTGTCTCCAAGTGCGCCGCAGCCAAGTATGAAGATGGCACCACGATGTACTACCCGGAAGTCGTCAATCGTCAGTCGAATTACCTCTGGTGGATGGGACATCCTACGGAAGAGGATCTTGGAATCAGCACAGCAGTCAATTGGGGTTCGAGCGATCTGACTTTGACCTATCAGACAACTTCTGAAAAGGTCACCATGACGGGAATCACAGGAACCTTTGTGGTTGGCGAAGTAGTTGGTGACGCCGCCGGAGCGGTAGTTTCCTCCGGTAGTGGCGCAACTCTTGGCACACCTGTAGTCGGTGACGGTGCTGGCAAAGGTGGCGTAACGGCCATCGCAGTAGGCACCGCTGGTACTGGCTATACGATTCCTCCGACAGTAGCAATTTCTGGTGACGGCGCAAGCGCAACAGCAGTCGCAGTCATCAACGGAAGCGGAGTCATCACGGGTTACACGGTCACGAATCCTGGTACTGGTTATACATCAGCAACAGCATCGTTGGTCGCTGGAAGCGGAGCATCGGCAACAGTAGTTCTCACTGGTGCTCCAGGATCGGCAACGGTTACTGGATTCACCAGCATCGTTGGTGGTTCTAACTATTCTATCGCTCCTACCGTTGTCATCACATTGGATAGCAGCGCAACTGGAAGCGTAACCGCTCACACCACAATCGGAACTTCTGGTGCTACGAAGGGTCAAGTCACAAGCATTGTGATCGACACCAATACGTCGACCAATGTCACAACAGCAACCATCGCATTCACCGCAGTAAGTGGTGGCGGCGCACCGGGAACAGTTACTCTGAATACCGGACAGGTTGTTTCTATCCCGGTCAGCACTGGTGGATCTGGCTACGTTGCAGTCCCAACCGTCAGCATCACTGGTGGTGGCGGAAGTGCAGCAGCCGCAACAGCAGTTGTCAACGGCAGTGGAGTAGTTACGAACATCGTTGTGACGAACGGTGGATCTGGATACTCTACCGGCGTAACAGCTTCTATCGTTCCAACAGGAAGCGGCGCAACAGCAGTCGTCACGATTGACGGCACTGGACGTGTTACGGCTTTGACGCCAACCGCAGTTGGTACTGGTTATACCGCAGCCACGATCACGATTCTTGGACCGGGCGTCGGCGCATCCATCACACCAAATATTGTCGGCGGTCAAATCACGAGCTATACTGTGAACAGCGGTGGTAGCGGCTATCAGACAATTTCGGCAACGGTTCTTGCAGTGAATGGCCCGGTTCTGTCGGTTGCTCCGATCAGCGGACAATTCGTAGACGCAATGGTCATCACGGGAACCTCATCTGGAGCACAGGGTACAATCTCAGCATTGGCTGGCGGCGAACTTTACTTGCAGCTTGCCGGTGGTGTTGATGCAAACGACCTGTTGGAAGCTGGCGACTATCAGGCAGACACTTCTGGTGCTCCTGCTGGTTATGCTCTCTTCCGCTCTGGCGAAGACATTGACATTTCGCTTTTGATCGCTGGTGATTGCGGCGGTGGAAGTGGCGGTCCTGATGCAAATTGGGAAGAAACGGCCCTCTACCTCATCAATGACGTGGCTGAATACAGACTCGACTGTGTGGCATTCATTTCGCCGCCACAGGCCGCAGTCGTAGACAACGCAGGAAACGAAGCTGCTGATATCATCGCTGCTCGTAACTTGCTGCCAAGCTCTTCTTACTCTGTCATGGACAGTGGTTGGAAGTACCAGTATGACAAGTACAACGACCTGTATCGTTGGGTTCCGCTCAACGGTGACATCGCTGGCTTGTGCGCCCGTACTGACGAACAGCGTGATCCGTGGTGGTCTCCAGCCGGTTACAACCGTGGCTTTATCAACAACGTTGTAAGATTGGCATGGAACCCACGCAAAGCATATCGTGACCTTCTGTATCAAGCCGGTGTAAACCCGGTCATGACCGAAGCTGGACAGGGAACCCTCCTGTTTGGTGACAAGACGATGTTGACGAAGCCAAGTGCATTCGACAGAATCAACGTTCGCCGCTTGTTCATCGTTCTGGAGAAGGCAATTTCTACGGCTTCCAAGTACACCTTGTTCGAGTTCAACGATCAGTTCACACAAGCACAGTTTGTGAACATGGTTGATCCTTACTTGCGTGAAGTTATGGGCCGTCGTGGTATCTACGACTATCGTGTAGTCTGCGACAGCACTAACAATACACCAGAAATTGTGGACGCAAATCAGTTCGTTGGCGATATCTACATTAAGCCAGCACGTTCTATCAACTTCATCCAACTCAACTTTGTCGCTGTTGCTACGGGTGTAGACTTTTCGGAGATCGTTGGTAAGTTCTAAGGGACTTACCAACTTCCCTTCTAAATAGGAGAGAGGTTACAAAACACACATGCCTTTTACAGTAAATGATTTCAAATCAAAGCTGGTATACCAAGGAACTAAGCAGAATCTTTTCCAAGTCCTTCTGCCATTTCCTGCCGTATCTCTTGCAACAGCACAGACCGAATTATTCTCCTTCATGTGCAAAGCCGCTTCTCTGCCGCCTGAAGAAATGGGCGTCGTTCCGGTTCCTTACTTTGGTCGTCAGATCAAGGTGCCGGGAGACCGTACATTCCCTGAGTGGCAAGTTACAGTCATCAACGATGAAGGCTTTGAGCTTCGTGATGCGTTTGAAGTTTGGAGCAACGCAATCAACGGACACTTTAGCAACCTCCGTAATCCTGCCGCTCAATTGTCGCCGGGATTCCAGGTCAATGCTACCGTGCAACAGTACGGCAAGATTGGCGACGTTATCAAAGAGTACGACCTTATTGGTGTTTGGCCGTCCGCAGTCACGCAGATCGACTTGGCGTGGGATGCGAATGACCAGATCGAAGACTTCCAAGTTACTTTACAGTACGATTGGTGGGAGGCAAGAACGACTGTATAGTCTTGATAATAAAAGACTTATTGTTGTTTTTTGTGGTTCATAGGAACGCTCGAAAGAAAACAAAAGAGATAGCGAAAATTCGGTGTCTATATAGGCTTGGAGGCAGAAAATGCACCAAGCCTATTTTGTTTATAAGATCACGTGTTCAGTTAACGAAAAATCATACATTGGTATTTCAGTAGACCCACAACGTCGATTGCGGCAGCATAGAAATAAAGCACGAATTGGTAGTGGCTACGCTCTTCATAATGCAATGAGAAAGCATGGCGTAGATACTTTTACTATGGAAGTATTAATGGAAGTATCTACAGAAGAAGACGCTTTACAAATGGAAGAAAAACTGATTCTTGAAAATAATACAGTTGCGCCAGCAGGATACAATCTCACAGTTGGCGGTGAAACGCCTAAAGGAAATCTTCTCTCTGAAAAAATGACCCAAATGTGGGCTTCCAAATCTCCTGAAGAAATGGCCGAATTCAAAAAGAAGATGAAGACAGTCGGCGCAGACATTTCTGAAGAAACTCGACAAAAGCGCAGTGCAGCAGCAAAAGCACAGCACGCTGATCCTGAGAAAGAGGCTCAAATGAAAGCTACTCTCATTGCAGCCAGTCAAGATCCCGAACGTCGAAAAGGCAATTCAGAACGAGCCAAAGCACGATGGGCCGATCCTGCATTTAGAACAAAGATGCAAGACAAATCAATCATAGCTTCAACCTCGTCCTAAATACGAATAATGTTCTACATTTACAAACTCACATGTCTGGAAAATGGCAAAGGATATGTCGGGGTAACTAATAAACCCTCAGGTAGAATGGCAAGGCATCGTTATGAAGCACGGCATGGTTCTATTTTACCACTCTATTGTGCCATGAGAAAGCATGGAATTGAGAATTTTGAAATGATAATTCTACAGAAAACACCAGATCGAAATCAAGCCTATAATGTTCTTGAACCACAATTGATTAAAGAACACAACACAAATATTGGTCTTGGTTATAATTTAGGTCCGGGGGGTGAAGGATACCATCTTCGTGGACGGCATCATTCAGAAGAGACAAAAGAAAAAATGCGGCAAGCACAGCAAGGGCGACCAAAGTCAGAAGAACATAAACAACATCTGAAAGATGCTAAATCGACTCCAGAAGCTAAAGAGCATATGCGGGTATTGATGACAGGCAATCAGCGTAGTGTTGGGTATCATCATTCTGATGCCGCAAAAAAAGCAATTCGTCAATCAAGAATCGGAAAACATCCTACAGACGAAACGAGAATGAAAATGAGCATCGCTGCTAAAAAGCGTTGCGGGGTGATATAATGCCGTATTCACTTTTCGGGTTCCTGTTCAAGAATAAAGCGAAAACCACGCAAGAACAGCCCCTTTCATTCGCACCCCCACAAAACGATGACGGAGCTATAGTCATCGAGCAAGGTGGTGCGTTTGCCTCAGTGGTCGATCTCGACGGTATTGTCAAGAACGAGATCGAACTTATTACCAAGTACCGTGAAATGGCACAACGCTCTGAAGTTGAAGGAGCAATCAGTGAGATCGTGAATGAAGCTATCGTTACCGAAGAAGAGAAAAGTCCGATATCGCTCGTGACAGACAAGCTGAATTTCTCAGATGACATCGTAAAGAAGATTCAAGAAGAGTTTGACAGTATCTTGAACCTTCTCGACTTCAACAATGAAGGGCAAGACATTTTCCGGCGCTGGTACATCGACGGACGCCTCTACTTTCACATGGTGATTGATCCACAAAAGCCACGTGACGGTATCCAAGAAATACGCTACATTGATCCCCGCCGTGTGAAGCCTATCATCGAAACAGAATCCTACGTGACGCAAGAAGGTGTCCCGATGCAGACAGAGAAGCAACGCTACTATGTCTACAATCAGTTTGGCACCGATGCGACCACAGCCACTACCGGCGTGAAGATTGCATGGGATTCTATCTGCTACGTTCACTCTGGCATCCAAGAAACGAACAATACAATGATCCTTGGGCACCTTCACAAAGCTCTGAAGCCGTCCAACATGCTAACGATGATTGAAGACGCTAGTGTCATCTATCGTCTCTCTCGTGCGCCTGAACGTCGTATCTTCTACATCGACGTTGGTAACTTG